TCAAAGAAGTGAAGTGAACTTCCAGTATGCGAAAGCGGTTACAAGTGGGATGGCGATGAGGCTGGACGCCAGAAGGATGCCGTACTTGGACACGAAGGTGCGCAACTTCTTGAAGCGCTCCTGAGGTCCGTAGACGCCTCGCTGCATCCGAGCGCAGTGCGCTTCCCATGCGGTGTCATGTGTGGTAGGTGTCATGTCTGTGGGCATAAAAAAAAGCCGCCCGAGGCGGCCTGTAACTATGAAAAAGCCCGCAACTAGCGGGCTGATGAAAATTATTTAGTTTCTGATTCGGACTTGTTCTTGGAATCTTTGAATCTAGGCATGAACGACGCGATGAAAGATCCTGTCGGAACCGCAAGGAATACAGCGGGGATTGGCCAGTCTTTTGTTACCGCAGCGAAGACTGCCGCACATACAACACACGCCGCAGAAATTGCTAACCCAATTACTTGGCCACGGGTCATTGCTTTCGAGTTGTCCTTACGAGCTTCTTCGGTAATTTCAATAAGGCGTGTTTTTTGTTTTGCCTCTTCCCTTGCAATATCCAATCGAGCTTCTTGTTCTTTTTCGGCCATTGCAACAACACGCTCAGCCAGCCCCGGGACGGCTATGTCGTACTGCTTCAGGATCTCCGGATGCGGCAACGGACCCTCAAATGTTTCGTGCCTCGTTGCGATTTTCGCCGCAGAAAGTGGAGGTTGTGCCATTGCCTGTTTTACGGCATCAGCGGATGGATTTCTTTTCTGTTGCAGAGATTTCTGGGCGCACATATTCGATGACCTTGGAGAAGTCGCGGGCAATGTTTCTCATGTCCTCAGATGGAGGTACGTAAGAACTCCTTTTGAGCTCCTCTGCAACGTGTGTCTGGATGGGATCGGGCGATATAGACGTGAACGGCGATGCCATTCCGTTAATCAGACCGATGAGGAATTCTGTCTTCATGGGGGAAACCTTTTCTAATACCAGAACTATAGCGGATTCTTCGGCATAGCTCGGCGTAAGTCGGTAAGACCGTTACACAAAAATGCCGCCCGAAGGCGGCCAGTTGGTGATTGCTTATGGGTTACTTAGCGGCGTGTTTGATCGCCCAATATTTGTAGCAGTCCAGCTTTTTCACCGGAAACCCGATGTCTGCCAGGCTGAGCTCGATGATGTCCATGTTGAGACTGTGGATCGCATCCGAGAGCCCCTCGGCATAAGGAGAGCGAAGATCTTTTAGGAGCTTCAGAAACCGTATCAGGTGGTCGCGGTGTAAGTAGTTCCAGATGAAGATGAAATTGCGCATGTTTTCGCAGAATGTCGGTGATACGACGATCTTGGGTCGACTTTCCGGAACAGGTTCTGGATGTGTCTGGGGGATTCCCTCGGGCACATTGAGCGGCATGGTCCGGATGAACTCAAGGGCGTCTTCGAACTTGTCGCGCGGGATGTGCGTGTACTTCGTGACCTGATAGCGAGCTTTGAGCGCCCTGTAGATCGTTTGGTACTTGACTCCGTCGCGTTTGGCTCTCATGGCGACCTTGCTCATGATTGCGTAAGCCTGCTGCTCGGTGAGCGTCGGTGCCGGTAGCTGCGCCTTCGCGGGGCATTGTCGCAGAGCGGCCTCCATTTTGTTGAAGGCGTCGATGTACGCCCACTTGAACTCTTGTGCGCGTGCGCCCGTGAAGCCCATTGCGAGGAAGGTAAAACCGTCGCGAGTGAGGCGGTAAGCTTTGGACTTGATTGGCGCGCCGCCGCTAGGATTGGCGCGGGTTACAACCGTCTCGTCAAAATTTACGAGACGGTTTGATGGCACGCTTTGAATAATCTTGGCAATAGCCTTGAGAACCGCGTCGTGCGGCTTTTCAAAGAATGTTGCAACGTCGGTGGAAAGTGTGGTGACATTGCCGCCAACGACCGTGACGACAGGCGAGGTTTTGATCGCATTCATAGAAAGCGCCCTTTTCGGAATAATTTGGGAAAGCCTCGCGCCCGGTGCTAATCGGGTGAGCGAGGTACTGCGGGTTAGCACTACCGCATCCGTCAAGGGCTTAAAGCGGCCGCGCTCCCGTACAAGGTGTACCACCACGCATGTACGATCAACGCGCGCCCACAGACCTCACTCGCAAAAGTGATTCGCGCACAAAAAAGGCCACTGCCGTTGGTATCTCCAGTGGTGCGCTAGCCGCTAAACGGATTTTCGGGGTGCTAATCCCGGTCTGCTTTTTACTCGCAGACGGGGCTATTGTGCGGCAAAGCAAGCGAATTGTCAAAGTAGACGCTTGCCCATTGGTGAGAAAATGATGGTTGTCCAGACAATCATTCACTCAACCAAGGAGGCAAAAGGTGGATCATTGGCTCGAACTTCTCCTGTGGGTTCTCAAAAACGTGTCTCTCTACATCGCTATCCCGGCGCTTCTGATCATTGCAACCTTTTGGTACGTCTTCTGGACGCGGCGCAATTGGCCGTGTGTTGTCATTCGACAATATCCGAAGCCCAAAAACATCTGCTGCATTCAATTCCCTTGCGGCGGCCAAGCCTTGTCGAACCGTACTGCACGCTTCGTCATTTCGTCTTCAGCACCGTTTTCGGCCGATCACGATTACGTCTTGTCCGGATGGGATTCGGATGTGGAACCAGGGGAAGTGATCCCCTGGAGGAAGGAGATCGCCAAGGGCGACCCTCACCTTACGACCAAGGATAAATTTACGATCTCTTTTCTGAAAGATAAGAATCCGCAAATCGGTTTCTATTCATTGGATCCAGACGCGACATGGTGGATTCGTCCGGCCAACATCGAGGCGATGATTTTGCTTTCTCCAATCCCCATCCGCATTGATTCCCGTTACGAATTTACTCCGTACCGGAAAAAGGGAGTTGTCTACAAAAACGGCATTCGGTTCGTGTATCAATAGGCGCTCGCCCCTCCGTGGGAATATATTTGCTTCCATTTGGGTTCCTCTATGGCTGGCCACCGTCCGCGCAGTACCCTACGCAGTTGCAGTCTCTCGACGCTTTGCACACATCGTGGACGGCGGCCGAAGTGGGTGCTTTAATAAAAGTCATCCGTATCTGGGATTTCTATGTCATCCAATGAGAGCCAACCGAACGCAAACGCAATTGCCACAGCTTGTGCATTTGTTTTAGCGCAACCCATCTTTCGTCTAAGCCCATGGATGTACTGATCAACTCTTGTGCGATTCACGCCAAAATGTGAAACAAGATCTTTCGGTTCCATGCCGTTTGCAAGGCATTTAAGCGTGCGCATTTCGTTATCAGTAGGCGGATAAAGAGTCTGTCTCTTCAAAACTTCAAAATCTTCAACAAACTTGAAGCCAATTACAGAGCAATCATCTCCTCCCCATATCGGAAGAAGTTTTCTTTTTCGCATGGTTTAATTTCCTTCCTTGTATGGTTCGGGAAGCTCGGCCCAAGCCAACACTTGGTCCAAAATCCCCAAATCCATCCAGCTCTTTGCAAAGTCGCTGTAAAACAGCACGTCAACAAAGATCACCCCAGTAGGAGATTGGATAGATACGAGATATTTGAGGAATCTTGGTGGCACTTCGTCCGGATACTTGTGCCACACTATTTGAGACTCTCTCATGACTTCTTGCTCCAAGGCAGGTCGACGTTGATCGGCCTCCATAGGTGCAGGCAGTTTTTGTGCACGTCGACATACTGCGACGAAGGTGGAAAGAACTGGATCACTTCGTCCTCCGGATCCCAGAAGAGCATCTTGATGAACTTCAGCTCTTGCCAAGTCGGGATACGGTTCTTGAGCGAAACGCTTACGTGCTCCCATTTAATGCCGTTGTCGTCGGTGTCGATTGAAGCGAGTACAGCAAGCTTTGCGGTATTAAAAGGCACCAAAAAAGTGTTCAGACCAAGGACAGACTGAACTCTGTAGTGCTCGGGGAATCGCAGCATTGGTCACTCCCACTGTCGGTAGCGTTTAATTCGAAAAGTCGATGGGTATGGCGAGCCAAGGTTGTTGTTCCACTCTCCATCCTTGAAAATGGCAGCACACATGTATATGCGACTTTCGTCATTGAGTTGAACCTCGGCCCGCATCCAGACGCCTTCCGGAGGTGTTACGTCCGGGTAATAGTTCCACGCGTTTGGGTCGTACTCCGGCGCGATCTCAAAGTCCTCTTTGAAGAGCGTGACAGTGAAGCGGCTTTCACTCAGTTGGACGTTGGTAGCTGGCTTTTTCGCCAAGAATTTGCCCATCGTCTTGAGCATCTCGGAAAAGGCGCCGTTACTCAGCTCGTCGAGCTTCTGTTGGAGCTTTCTGTCTCGAAGGCGGTAGGTCGTCATGTGTCACCTCCCAATCGCAGAGATCAGATCGATCCAGAAGCAGATGCCTGCGCCGACGATGCCGGACACGAGCAACAGCATGGTGATAAAGAAAAGGACGAGAAAGATGTTTTCGGCTAAGTCCTTCATGTCATCTCCTTGAAGAAAATCAGGTATGGCCGCTTAAAGGTGCAAAATTGAGGTTGTCCAATCTTCAACTAACCCCTTTAACGGCCATGCCTGATATTCCAATTCCATTTATTGGCCGGGTCATTGCAGTCATCAAAGACGTGATCGTCCGGCTAAGGAACGTTGCTCCCGTGATCTCCGCTCAATGCATCGATTTCGACGAATCCCTAAACGCATACTTGATCTGCCTGAAGGTGATTCCGGCAGAACGCCAGTATCGGTTCTCAGAACTCTCGGTGGATGGGTGCGATCTGATGGAGGCGAAATATGATTTCGCAGATCAAAGTTTTCCGGAAATCGGTCTCTTCTGTCTGCATGAGATCTATACCCCGGATACGACCAAGGGGAAACTCAGATCCATCACCTATGAGACTTTTATCGTGGCACCTAAGTCTGTCAGCCCGGATCCCGTGATCAAGCGTTTTTTTGTGATTCCCAAGAGCCCAGAGAGACGCGTAAGGCTTCATTTGAAATCGGCTCAATGGTTTGCTTCTTTGTCTTGTGAAGTTGCTCTGAAGGACGAAGAATAAAAAGCCCCGCGAATGCGGGGCCTTTTGGTGCTTTGATTAGTTTTCGGTTTGAGTTTTGCTTGTTTTAAGAAACAATTCAGCAAGTTTGATCCAGACGTTATCTGGTTTGGGTTGATCGCTATCCTTCTTACTTTCGTGGTGAGCACATTGGATGGCAAAGCGCATGATTGCGATGGAAAGAGTTAAAAGTACAGCTGACACAATGGCTAATTTCGCGCCAAGAAAAAAGACCATCGGAGCACTCATTTCTGCCCACGGCCAAGACGCAACGACTAAAACAACCCATAGTAAAAAGACAATAACGCAACCTCGAGTCATATAGAAAAATGCACGTTCTCGGAACCTGTGTGCCTGTTCTGTTTCTCGAAGTTTCCAAACTTTCTCCGGATCTGCTTTCCCGGTTGATTCTGGGTCAAATGGCAGACTTTCAAAAGTTCGAACAACCTGTTCTTGAGGTTCACTTTCAGTCATAACAATACATGTGCTCGGAAGTACTCTTTGATGTTGTTGTCATCAAGTCGACCACATAGCACCATTCCTCCATCAGAGGCTCTGTACCAGGGAGAGCCCTTAATGTGGGTCCAGTCCGAAAGTTGTTTGGCTGAGAATTTTCCGAAATTCACCAGTGTTTGGTCTATTACCCCTCGAACCGCATTTGGCAACTCATTGGCTTCTGGTGTGTCTTTATCACGGAAGCCACTGACCTGGAAGAACTGAGCCGCACGGAGTGCTTCAGGGAAAACAGGTCCGTACTGCCAAGCTGCAGGAAACTCATCAATGAGGCGCTGATCAAACCTGCCAAGGACTGTTCCATAACAACAGTACATTAACTTCTGCAGCTTCGTGATATTAAGCTCGACACCCAGAGCGTCACAGCGCTTGATGATGTACGCCATCATCTGGAGGCTGTCTACTGGGCGAAAGACAATTTCATTCGTCATGACTACCTCCTTTTTGAGAATTAGCGACGGGAAAGCAATGATAGAAAGCGAGCGCTTTCTATCATTCATTCTATATCTTGTCAAGCAAAAATCACGCATATTTACGTATAGCACCGCAAATCAGCGTCTGGTTACAAGCCCACGTCAATCCGCTCGGTCTTTCGGAAATTCCAAATAACTGAACGGCCTCACGTGGACCTTCTCTTTCGAAAAGGCCAAGGCCTGACGGGGCGGCGTCACCCCCGCTAACGGTATCCATCCGGATCCGTGCCGCGCTCGCACTCAGCCTGCCCACCTCGGCAGGGTCATAGCGGTCCGGAGCCTTTCACTCCTTCGGGCCCACTATCCATTTTCACGGGGCCTATTGACGGCTTTAACGTCGCCTCCGACGATCCTCCTTTGAGGGCGGAAAACCCTTGGCGATGTACCCGCGGATCGACCATCTTTAACTGCGGGGGCGGGGAATGAGCCCTCCCGTAGCCGGGTACATCTTCAAGTGCTCTCGAGCCCTTTTTTCTGTTGCCGACGGGGCGAGGCTGTGTGGCATACGATTGAGAAAACACACGTTGCCGGCAACAGAAAGAAAGGTTCTGGCAGAGCCCTTTTGACTGGCGTCGCCGATGCCATACGGCACAGTGCTCAAGTGCGTCGTTAAAGATCTACGACGGCGCCAGTCAGAAGAGCTCTCATCCGGGCAGGTTGCAAACGATCAAGAAGGACACAAATCCTGTCACGACAGCCGCCGCCATCCAGATCGGCGAGTCGCCGTGCTTGTCTTCGGTCATGAGCCTCTGGATCAGTCGGGTCATTTCTTGGTTTCCTTGTTAAGCATCACGTCCGGAAAAAGTTCTGCGAAGAGGTTGTTCAGCGCTGTGCGCTTTTCGTTCACGACGCCGAAGAGCTCGCCGAAGAAGGCTCGGGCTGATGCCATCTCGCCTTGAGAAAATTCTTTGCGCAGGCATTGCATGAGCACCTTCTCGTACTGCGACCATCCGACGTTGGACTTCTCCGTTGAAGCGATGGCCTCCAGTTGTTCCTTCGTAATTCGCATTACTGCCTACCTTGTTCTGGTCTCCGTGGGATGATTAGAGGGTCGGGAGTGCATAAACCGACATCTCTAACCATCCTTTGGAGGAAAGTCTTTGCTTTTGGTTATATACCTGAAGGTATTGCATGAGCGAGAATATACGCAAAGCTATTACACTTGTCAATAGCTGTAGCTATATCATGGTCGCAAAAAAAAGCCGCCGAAGCGGCTTGTTAGCGTGATTAAAGGATGGCTATAGGCCGGTAGACCCAGATCGATCTACCACTTTCCCAAGAATGTGAAGGAAGTTGATTTGATCCTTTGAAATGATCTCTGCAGAGCGAGAGTCTGAGGGGATTGTTTGAAGATCACCGTTGAGAAGAACGCGCAAGCGACGAACGTGAAGTCGGCCGTTGAGTGCAAATGCGTAGACCCGGCCATTCTCGATGACGGTCTGAGTTCTGTCGATCGTCACGACATCTCCTTCGTTGATGAAGGGGCTCAAAGCGTCTTCAGTAACGACGAACGCTTGAAGGTTCTCGACCTTAAGTCCGTGTTCTTCAAGCCATGTTTGATCGTAGTATTTTGGAGACATATCCATCTCATCTAGTTTCGGCTGTAACCGGGGATCGGTTTGTGCCACTAGATGAAACAGACGGACGGCTCCGTTGGTAAATGTGATGCTGGGGTTGCCAGATTCGACATCATCCCCATCGAAAAGGGGCGATCCCGCACCAGATATGAGCCACTGTAAGTTGATCGGATAACGCTCGCAAAGGCGCAACGCCGAGTCGGATTTGATTGTCTCCGTACCGCCGTTTACCCATTTATTCACAGATGGCTGCTTAACGCCGCAAATGCGGGCCAGTTCGGCTTGGGTCAGAGAGAAGTGTTGCATGACCCAACGAATGCGTTCAGATAGCGTGCTCATATAGATCATCCTATAAAAACTAAAAATAGCTTTGGGTATTGCTTGTGCTATACTCCAAGCTATATTTTCGGCTATAAGGTGACCTACATGAATAAAACCCCACGCTCAATTCGTGTCGCTCGAGCGATCGTTGATGCGTTTGGCTCTCAGACGGAGACAGCAAAAGCCGTTGGCTTGAAACAACCATCCGTCAATCGGTGGCTCAAAAAAGGCATTTCAAGACAGCGCGAAAACGATTTGAGGATCTTGTTCCCAGAACTTGCCGTCTGGCAGAAATTCCCGCCCCAAAAGAAAGCAATTTCGGAATAAAGGTGTCAGATGTCTTTCGAGCTGGCACAACAGTGCATTGATCTTGATGTCTTTGAACACGACTTAAGCCCGAAGGAAAAATTCGTGCTGGTTGTGTTGTGTCGTTTCGCAGACGATACGGGACGTTGCTATCCGTCACTTCCTACTTTGCTTGGGTTGACGGGCTTTGACGTGCGTACTACTCGAAAGGCAATCGAAAACTTGGTTGAAAAGGGATGGCTCTCCTACGTTCAAGAGCCGGGTAAGAAGCGCCAGTACACGATCAACGCAACCAAAATCCAAGGAAGGGATGTTCCCTTCTGTGACCCAGTACAAATTTGCACCCCCAACAAAAATGCACCGGGTACAAAAACGAACCCCGTGCAAATTTGTACCTCAACCCCCGACAAAAATGCAGGGGGTACCCCGTACAAAAATGCACCCCGAATAAAACATACAAGAAACCAAGAAGAAACCAATCTACAGACAGTAGGCGACTCGTCATTTTCGCTTGAGCCGGATCAACCTCTGGCGGTGAACGAAGCCCGCGGGAACAAAGCGGCAAAAAAAGCCCCCAAGAGCAGGGAGCAGAAGCGCCCGTTTGATCTGAAGGGGTTACCCGACAAGTGGCGGCAGTACATCGTGAAGGTTCGCCCGGATCTCGATCCGGAAGTTGTGTTTACCGACTTCGCGTTCTACTGGACGGAGGGGCAAGGGCGAGGAGAGCGCCGCACTGACAGAGGCTGGTCAAGCACTTGGATGACTTGGGTGAGGCGACAAAACAATCAGAGATCGCCTGCGGCTCGACCGCCAAAGAAGCACATCCCCGACCACCTCAACCCGAAGATTCGATTTGACGAGTCGTACTACACGAAGGAAAACCCTTTTAACCCTGATGGTTCGCTCAACTGGAAGCGAGCTCCCGATACCGATAGGAACGAGTGAAATGCAAGTACCTCAAAAACTCGGAACGATTCTCCACCGTCAGTCGGTGGGAAAGATGCGTTGGCATGACGAGGTTCGAGACTGCCAGCTGCACGGCCAGTACCTCGGTCGCGTGGTTTTTGTGCAAGGCCAGAAAGTGTGTGATGCACCTTGTCCAGAATGTCTGCGTATCAAGAGCATCAAGGATGCCGAGGCTCGCGAAGAGGCGATTCAGCGAGCAAAGGCTGAGGCAGAAATTCGACGGTTGCAAGACGCCATTGGACGAGCCTGCATACCGGAAGACTTCAAAGAAAAGACGTTCGACACGTTCGAGGTTAAGACTGAGAACCAGCAGCGCAATCTGGATCTGTGCCGGCGCTATGTCTGCAACTGGAAGAGTGTGCGCGACAACGGCTACAGCTTGTTGTTTTTCGGTAATCCGGGGACTGGCAAAAGCCACCTTGCCTGCTCAATAGTACGAAGCCTGCTGCCAGGCATCACCGCACTCTATGCCCGTGTTCCGGACGTGATCTCTTACGTGCGCTCACAGTGGCGTGCCGACGCCGAAGAAAGTGAACACGCGGCCAAGCGTCGGTTTATCGACCTCGACCTTCTGGTGCTTGATGAGATCGGTGTTCAAGCTGGCACGGCAAATGAGCAGTCAATCCTTTTTCAGATTATCGACGGACGACTGTCTGAAAACCGCCCGACGATCTTCCTCACGAATTTGATGCCGAGAGCGCTCGCAGAGGTGCTCGGCGACCGTGTCATGGATCGCATCAACGGAAAGAGCTACGCCATGCAATTCATCGGTGGTTCCTACCGCAAGGCTCCGGCGGTTGGGGACATCTTTGGGAGTGCGTGATGAACCGTCAGCGCCTGGAGCCGAGCCCTCCCAAGAAGACAGGACCGAAAGGCATCACGATCGAGATCGAAAAGGCCATGGCGCTGCTTCGTCGCATCGATGGATTTGACCTTTCGGAAGAAGATCGCCAGCAGCAGGAAGAGGCTGTCAGGTTCTTGCGCGAAACGGTGGTCCGGCACTTGAAAAGGAATCGGATCAAGGAGAAGAAAAAGTGAGTTTGGATTTCACGGTTTCATTTTTGTCGGCCACAGTGACGGTGCAGGCCATTTACCTTCTGATCATGGCCCGCACTTTGACCAGGCTCGATTTTCAGTTCAAGGCTATGAGGGACGATATGTTTGAGATTCTTCGCTTCATGCGAACTGGGGAGATGAGGTTCGAGAAGTACGCGGCTACCGCTGCTTACAGAGAACTTTTCGAGAAGCGCGTCGGAAAAGGCCATAACGGATTTCAACCTCAACAAGGGGAGCGTCAGTGTTCAGAAGTTCGATAGGAAACCAAATGGATTCTAGCTTTTCGGATTTCGGGCTCAGAGGTATGGATAACGGAGCACTGCCGAACAAAAATTTCGGATCAAGTAATGATGCTCCGGTAAATGAACCAGCCTCATCACACAGGTCGTGAGGGATTTTGGCTCCTGTAACTTCGACGGTTCGCAGAGTCAGCGGATACGGGACATCGGTAAACGAGATGTACAGCAAAAAAATTTTTGGATTCCGTTGTAACTCGCGGGGAACAGTCATATCGCTACTGGCTGGGTAAGCATAAGCAGTAAAACCAAGGGCGGTCCTGGAAAGCTGGATGTACATAAAAACGGCTGTGGCTAGCGTGCTGAAAGCGGTGATCTGGCCTAGCAAAGAGTCGAAGAACAATCTTTACCTCCGTGGGGTGGTTGATGGGAAGTGTTGGCGCACACACCGAAATCATCTCACGGAGGCCTCTAAAAGGGTTTGAAAGCGAATGAGTAGTCGTTTTTACAAGGCGTTGGCATTGGCCATAGGGGTTGAAGCGATGCTTGTGGGCTCGATGCTATGTCTGGGAAGTCGCGCGGAAACCATCTTTAAGGTCATCGAAGCGCTTCTGTACCTCATCGGATCCATAGCTGGACTGACATGGTGCTTCTACGAATGGGGCGCTGACGAAAGGAAGAAGAAATGAAGGAAAAGAAGAGAAAGGTCTACGTCCGGGTGCCGATTGAGGACGCTTGACGGATCGATCAGATGTTGGAGCGCGTGTGGCAGAGGTCTTTCTATGAGGAAATTTCGTACAACCGATTTACTCGGTCGCTTGGAAATGCCGAGCGGCGAGAAGCTCGTCTTTTAGGACTCAAGGTGAATAAATGAATCTTTTTTTGTGGGTACTTCAGGCGCCGATCATGCAGCTCTTGCGCGTGATCTGGGAAGAGCAAGGACGGCCGACCGCCCGGACGAGATTTTGGTTCTGCTTTTACGGCTTCATCGGCTGGCTGTCCTTCGGTGTCATTTCTTACGACGTGTTCCGGATTCTCTATTACGTCTTGGGAGTGATCGGATGAGATACAAGATCGAGATCGATGGTGATGTGCTGCTGGACGTCTTGCACTGGCTCGAGAACTGCGGGCGGTACAAGGACGCGGTGGCAATTCGGGATCAGTACGTGGCGCAGCACAATCAGGCGCTGAAGCGGTTTGATGATCTCGGCAAGGGGGTCGCACCACAGAAGAGCGCCTCCGCTGAAGAGGCCTTGAAGATCTTCGGAGACTTCTTTGGGGGCAAGTGATGTCCATCAGGCAGATCAAGCTTGACTTTGCGACCGTCCTGAATCTGCTCTCCCTTGCACGGAGGGCAGACCTGGACAAGGCAGGTATGGGAGAGCTCGCTGCGCTTGCGATTGCCGAAGCGAAGGTGGCAGATGTGATCAGTCGGCAAGAGGAGAAAAGACAACGTGAAGAAGAGCGAAAGGATCGAGTCGGCCTATAGAGCCGGGTGGCAAGCCGCACAGCGCGGCGAGAACTTGTCACGTCAAGCCAATCTTATCCACGACCATGAAGAGCGTGCCGCTTTCATCAAGGGCTACTACTACGGTGGCCAGGCAGCGAAGGAGAAAGACTCCCATGATGTCACAAAGCGATCGTGAGGCGCTCGATGATCGCCTTCGCAACTGGGGACGATGGGCGGCAGATCGTCCGGCTATCGGATCCAGTTACCTGTGGCGAGCCATGAAGAAGTACGGCAAGGCGGACGAAACCGAAGGAGATGACGAGCAGGATGCCAAACCTCCGAAGATCGATGTCCTGGATGCGCTTCTGGTCGAGCGTGCCTGGGTGTCTTTGGCCGAGAGTCCGTTCATGTACAAACAAGCGAAGTGGACTTTGAGGGCTCACTACTGCCTGCCAAAGCAATCGCCTGAGAAGACGGCCAAAAAGCTCAAGTACAGGCATCGTAACTACGATCAAATTCTTTGTCTGGGAAAGAAGCAGATCGAAAACGTGTTAATTCGGTTTGACAAACTGCGGGAGGCACAGCACAATGGTTCCACAATTTGAAAGCCAGTGTTTCTGTGAGTTTTGTGGGCAGCCGGATGGCTGCTTTGTTATGCCTGGAAGAAACACAGGAAAGTAAGGAAAGGGAAAAGCCTCGCTGATGAAGCGGGGCTTTTGTCGTTTGGCGCCATCAAAAGTTCTGCAGAGACCGCTCTTCTCAAAAACTGGATGAAATGTCGATACAAGAACTCAATACTGTCGCTCTATGGCTCATCGGTCTCCTGGTGACCTTTGCGAAGCCGCATAGCGGACGAAGGGACGATGGTATCAGAGTCGTTCTTTGGCGAACGATCATCATTGGGTGGTTGTTTGCCATTGTTGGTATCTGTTTTTTGGGGCGCACAACCGAGGCTATGGCATGGTTTGATCTGTGGATCAAGATTGCTCTTTGCTTCGGTCTCTATAGAGATTTCATCGAAAAGTTCCGGTAAGGTTGGCAAACCAAAGATCTGCTGGAACACGGAGTACACGACAAGTAGCTTGAAGATGATTTCCGACAACCTCTTGGCTTGGTTGGCGGTCATGTCAGCCAGAAGGTCGTGGCTTGGCTCCTGCTCTGCATCGATTTCATCGAAAGATTCGCGCAGCTTCTGTTCGTAATCTTGTTTCTCGACGCCGGAAAGCACGTCCACCAGCTTAGATTCGTTTGGAACATTGAGCCGTTGAAGAAAGGTCGACAATGCTTCGAGGTTGTTGTGGATCGTGGCAATGTTCGAGAGTTGGTCTAGCTGCGAGGCGACGTTTTGGAACAGATTGCCTAGTTCGTTTATACGCAGTGATTGAGCTTGAAGGGCGGCAAATTGGCTTTCAAGTGATCTGAAGGCGTTTGCTTGTTCAAGACGTGCAGGTAATGCAGCCAGTTGATCAATCAGTTTTGACGCTGTCGATACTTGCGAGCAGAGTTGTGAAGCTGAAGAAATTTGGGCAAGGGGCTTTAAGGCAGTTTCCATGTGATTAAAAAGCTTTGATGCTTGTTCGAGCTGCCTTAAAGCATCAAGGTCTTGCAGTGCCTTCACGAAAGGCGTTAAATCAGTCAATTGGAGCCTCCTGGTGGAGTTGGTGAGTTGAGATGCCCAACGATACACCAGGAGGCTTTTTGTTCAAGTGGCCAAGTTTCTATGCCATTGCTGACTATCTGTTCTTATCCTGGGTGCCACAGCCCAGTGCCGCGTGGTGAGCGCTACTGTGAGCGCCACAAGGACACCGGCGAGAAACGCGACGCTGAAGCGAAGGCGCGCGCCGCCAAGAGGCGAGAGCAGAAGCGCGTACAGATCGCAGGCAATGCGAACGCCCGCGGTTACACGTACCGATGGAAGAAGCTGCGAGACCGATTCATCGCTCAGCATCCCTACTGTGAGCAGTGCTTCAAAGAAGGGAAGATCGTGATGGCGACAGACGTCGACCACATCGTCCCTCATAAAGGCGATCGGTCTCTTCTATACGACGAGCGGAACCTTCAGGCCTTGTGCCATGAGTGCCACTCGCGCAAGACAGCGACTGAGGACGGCGGTTTTGGAAACACGGGTAAGAAATGACTGATTTTCAGATTTGTGTTCTACTCTTGATCGTCATCGCTTTTGCATTGACGTGGCTTGTTGGGTACAAGACGTTTGAAGTTTTGGCCAAACGAGTCAATTGGTGTGTTCAGCAGATCCAAAAAGCTTCCGACAGGTAAATCAAGTGATATCACAGGCTTTGCAGAAGGCTGTTCCATAACACGTCAAACGAATGAATCGTCTGGTGAACTTCTTTTTGTTTTGATCTGTTAGACGAGTTCGGATCAGATATTCAATGGCAGGATGTTGTTCAAGATCGGTATAGAGGTTGTCGTCCTTCAGGCGACTGGTGACTGATATTTCGATGATTTTCAACCGTTCGAGATTCTCAAGGTAGGTTGAAACCATGTGCGGGTATTCGGCACCTGCTTTCCACGATATGTCTGAGAAGTTTGTCGCGATAGTCACGTAGCCACGACCGTCTTGATTTTCTTCATTGAGATCAATCGTTGGGTACGCACCCTCCTTAACCAGAGTGGCAAGAATTTTTGCTTCATCGGGGGACATCTCAGCGATTGCTTTGGCAAAGGCAGGGTGAACGCCGGAAGCAGTGGTCTTATCCATAGAGGAGGCCAACAGGCTTGCGTACAGCTCTCGGAGGACGGGTTCGTCGCTGACTGTTCGGATTCCCTCAATGGTAGGGACGGCAATATTGGCTTTTGGCGTCTGGATTTGCTCTGGAGGAACCGACTGAAGTTTTTCAGATACACGTTTCTCGACGTACTTGCAGACTTTGTCATATCCCCAAATTATTCCGGCAAGAGGCGATAAGCACATGTTCACTGCCTTACCGATAGTGCCTAGGGCTTTTCCTGTCTCTTTGACTACTGGACGAAGTCCATCGTCATAAAAACTAGTTTTTTCGATGAGCTCTTTGCCTACGGCTACACCTGCTCCTATAAGTGGATCCATAAGTTACTCCATGAATGGGTAGGGTGGGTAGAAAGTTCTAGCTTACACCTTCCTGACCGTGGGCAGCAGCTAATTTTTTACACGTGCAAAACGGGGAGTTTTGACTTTGGCAAGACCACGAAAGGATGAGTCCGTGAAGGCGGCGCAGGGAACCCTGCAGCCGTGCCGGCGACACCGCCAGATCGACATGACGGCGGCCACGTTGACGAGCGAGCCTCCTGTCGGTCTGAACAAGGACGCCCGGGCGGCGTGGCAGTTGGCAGTCGAATGTGCTCCGGAAGGCGTTCTGACTGCGCTCGATGCCGGCGTGCTCGAAAGATGGGCTCGCAATTACGCGCTGTATCGCAAGCTCGCAAAGCTTGTCGACAAAGGCGGAGTCGTTTTTATGGTCGATGGAGAACCGACGGAAAAGCTGAGCCCGACATTCAATGCTCTCATCAAGGTGCAGCAGATTTTGGCCAAGTGTGAAACCGAGCTTGGTTTCACGCCTGGATCGCGCGCGCGGGTGAGTGCCCGGAAGAAAGAGGATGATTCAGGTAATGAGTTCAATGGCTTCTAAAGACTTCTGCAAGATCGCGGCCAAGTACGAGGCCGATGTCCTGAGCGGTAAGGTGCTTGCCTGTGAGTTCGTCAAGAAGGCAGTCCGGCGCAATCAGGAAGATCGCAGACGCTACAAGGAGCATGGCTTGTACGCTTTCTCGGAAAGCGAAGGAAACCGCGTCTGCAAGTTCATTGAGTTGCTGACTCACACCAAAGGTGCTTTGGCCGGACAGAAGATTAAGCTCGAGCCGTGGCAGGTCTGGATCTTGTCGACCATCTTCGGCTGGCGACGTCGATCTGACGGCGGCCGTCGATTTCGGCGCGTCTACATCGAGGTGCCGAGAGGTAACGGTAAGAGCTGCCTGAGTTCCGGTGTGGCCCTCTACTGCCTTCTGGCGGATCGAGAGCCGGGCGCCGAGGTCTACTCTTTTGCGACGACTCGAGATCAGGCCAAGATCGTCTTCGGCGATGCCAAGCAGATGTGCGTGGCCAATCAGGCGCTGAGGCAGAACTTCGGACTGGAGGTCTTGGCCAATGCCCTTTATGTGCCGCGGACAAACTCGACCTTCCAGGCAAAGAGCGCGGAAGGTTCAACCCTTGACGGCTTGAACACCCACTTTGCGTGTGTGGACGAGCTTCACGCACACAAGACTCGAGCGGTCTACGACGTGGTCGAAACGTCGATGGGCAAGCGCTTGAACTCCCTTTTGTGGGTGATCACGACTGCCGGCTTTGACACGTCTGGAATTTGCTACGAAGTGCGGACGATGGTCCGAGGTGTGCTCGACGGCACGATCGAGGACGAGACGCAGTTTGGCGTCATCTACACGATCGACGAGGATGACGACTGGACGACCGAGGAAGCGCTGATCAAAGCGAACCCAAACTGGGGCGTGTCCGTGATGCCGGATGTCATCATCCCGCTGCAGAAGAAGGCGATGGCCATCGCCAGTGCCACCAACAACTTCAAGACGAAGCACCTCGACGTGTGGTGTTCCGCCGGCACAGCCTGGATGGATCTGGCCGCTTGGAAGCGATGCGGGCACGTGCGAGATCTCGATGACATGCTCGGCAAGCCCTGCGTGATCGGTCTCGACCTTGGTGCCAAAAACGACATGACGGCCAGGGTGATCGTCTTCAAGGAGCAGGACGAGAACGGCAAGCCTCGCTTTTACGTATCGACAAAGCTGTACCTTCCCGAGGTTGCGATCGAAAAGAGTACGAACTCACAGTACCAAGGTTGGGCCGATACGGGTGCCATCACCGTGACCGGTGGTGCGATGACAGACCTGTCGCGAATCGAAGAAGAGATCCGTGAAGACTTGTCACGATTTGACGTCCAGGCGATTGCCTATGACCCTTGGCAAGCGACTCAGCTTGCCGTGAATCTTTCAGAGGACGGTGCTCCGATGGTCGAGTACCGCAACACCGTCCAAAACATTTCAGAGCCGATGAAGTGGCTCGAAGCGCTTGTGCAAGACGGCAAGCTCACGCACGACGAGAACCCGGCCATGACATGGATGATGGGAAACGTCGTGGCAAAGCTTGACGCAAAGGACAACATCTTTCCGCGCAAGGAGCGCTACGAGCAGAAGATCGACGGTCCCGTGGCCCTCATCTACGGACTGGCCATGTGCCTGTCCGAGCGAGACGAAGGCGGGAGCTTCGCAGACTTCATCGACGACATCATCGTGGTGTAACAAATGCCTTTCATTCGACGCTTCTTCAGTCGCTTCGGGTGGGGTGGCGTCATGTCCGACCAGTCTGGGCAGCAGCTCGAAACGCCTTCCAGTCTTGTCGCGGCACCGATGTCCCCTGACATCGCGCTTCAGATCTCGACCGTTTACGCGTGTGCGCGTTTACTTGCCGGGACTGTGAGTTCTCTTCCGTTGATGGTCTTCAAAGAGGACTCGCGCGGCAATCGCAAGGTGGATCGCGGATCACGTCTCTGGACGATCCTGCACGACCAACCGAATGCCGTGATGACGGCCAGCGACTTCTGGCAGGCCATGATCCTGCAGTGGGCTTTGCGAGGCAATGCCTATGCGCAGATCATGCGTGACTCGGTCGGTGATGTCATCAGTCTGTGGCCTCTTTCGTCTGATCAGATGACCGTCTTTTCAGACAAGGCGACGGGCCGCTTGGTCTATCAGTATGTCCGTGACAGCGAGACCTACGACCTCACTCCGGATCAGGTCCTGCATATCAAAGACATCGGGACCGGGATCCTTGGCTTCAGCAAACTGGAGTTCATGGGGTCAAGTGTCCAGGAGGCAATGGCAACCCAAAAATACACGATGCAGAACGCCCAGAACTTCGGGCGTCCGAGCGGCATCCTGACGGTCGACCATATCCTGGACCGCAAGAAGGGACAGGCAGATGCGGTAAGCCGCGCTCTCGGCAGTTTCAAGGCCGAGTCCGGAAAACTGATCGTGCTCGAGGCCGACATGAAGTTCCAGCAGGTCGCTTTGACGCCTGAGCAGTCACAGCTCCTTGAGAGCCGCAAGTACGGGGTCGAAGAGATCTGCCGATGGTTCGGTGTGCCGCCGGTACTAATCGGCGCATCCGGGGCCACGACTTGGGGAAGCGGCATCGCTGAAATCGTGAGCGGGTTCCACAAATTCACTTTGAACCCTCTGCTCAAGAGCATCGAACAGGCTCTCGAAAGTCGCATCTTGCGATCCGAGGAGCGCGGATCCGTGGTGATCGAGTTCAACTTAGACGCCTTCTTCCGCGGCGATTTGCAAAGCCGTTACGCCGCTTACGCAACAGCGGTCCAGAACGGATTTAAGACACGAAACGAGGTCCGAGCACTCGAGAACGACCCGCCGCTTGAGGGCGGAGATACGCCGACGGCACAGACGAATTTGGCGCCGCTCGACAAGCTCGGAGAGGTGGCATCGAGCAATGCGCCTCAAACTCCAGTTGGAGACGTAAAGCAATGAAAAAGCAACTTGTAAATTTGTCGTTAAAAGACGTCGAGTTGAGCCTTGACGACTCGCATGAGTGGCGAGTGAAGGGTTATGCGACGCGCTTCAACAACGTCAACTGCTACGGCTTCAAGATTTTGCACGGCGCGTATTCGGACATCGTTGCGTCCGGAGCAAAGCCGAAGATGTTCTTCAATCACGACTCGTACTCTGTGCCAATCGGGGTATGGGACAAGCTTGAAGAGAACGCTCTTGGCCTCAAAGTCGAAGGCGTGCTCACGCAAGGCGTGGCACAGGCCAAGGACGTCTACGCGGCTCTGAAAGCCGGCACGGTAGACGGCCTGTCGGTGTCGATTTACTTCGACGCCGCCGATACAGAGACCGACGACAAGGGAATCATGTCGCTTTCGAAGATCCGGAAGCTCGACGAGATATCGATCGTCACAGCGCCGGCAGACTCCAAAGCGCGGATCACACAGACCCTATCAGCAGACGAAATTGACAGCCGCATCGAAAGCCTCGAAACCGTTCGCGATCTCGAGGCTTTTTTGAAGGATGTGGCGAACCTTTCACATCGGCAGTCGGGATGGCTGCTCTCCAAGGCAAAGGCCTGCTTTGCCGCAGATACGCGACGGGATGTCGCGCTGAAAGCTCAGAACGAGCTGCAGGCGATCTTTGAACGTATCCAAAAAATTTGAGGTGACTTATGGATCCCATGGAAAAATTGATTGAGCAGGCCGAGACCATCGAGAAGAAGCTTGGTGAGCTGGCCGATCAGCGTGCCGAAGACGAAAAGCAGACGGCGGACCTTGCAGAGCAGATCAAGGCTCTTGCCGCCGAACAGCTCAAGCTCGGCAAGAAGATGCTGGAACTCCAGCAGAATTCCCAAACTGTCGCAGCTGGCAAGGAAGCTCCCTTGACCCTTGGCGCGCAGTTTGTGAAGAGCGACGGCTATGCCGACCTGATGGCAGGCAAGGTTACGAAGGCAACGCTGGCTGCGGCCTCTCCGGTGGTGACCCCTGCAGGTTCTGTGCCTGCTGACTACCGAGGCATCAAGGCTGAGCCCGAACTGCCGAACTCCGTGAAGGACGCATTCCCGTCTGTCCCGACTTCTTCGAACTCGATCTCCTATCTCAAGGAATCGGCTTTCACCAACAGCGCAGCTGAAACTGCTGAAGGCGCTGACAAGCCCGAATCCAAGATGGAGTTCACGGAAGCAGATGCACCGGTGCGCACCATCGCACACTTCATCCGCGTCACGAAGCAGCTTGCGGAAGACGCTCCGGCTCTGGCCGCCTACATCAATCACCGCATGATGTACGGCCTGAACCGCCGTATCGAAAAGCAGTTGATCAGCGGTGACGGCACTGGCCAGAACCTCTCCGGCATCTTCACGACCGGCAACTACACGGTTCACGGTTTTACCGAGGACAATATGCCAGCCGACTCCAACGTCCTCGACCTGATTCGTCGATGCGGCGCCACCATGCGCAAGGTCGGCTACACGCCGTCCGTCGTCTTCCTCAACCCGATGGACTTTGACACCATCCGAGGCATGAAGGACAAGAACGGCAACTACCTGATGGGCAGCCCGCTGCAGGCAGGTACCGACATCCGTCCTTGGGGGCTGCGAGTGGTCGAATCTCCGGAAGTGACCGAAGGAAAGTTCATGGTCGCTGATCCCGTTATGGGCGCCACGATCTACGAACGTTCCGCACCTGTCATCGAGATGTTCGAACAGGACGCCAACAACGTCACTAAGAACCTCTACACGGTTCGCTGCGAATGCCGCATGGCCTTCGCAGTTGAAAGCGCTAACTGCTTCGTTGGCGGCGATCTTGAGATCGGAGCTGGCTCTGGCGGCTAGAGAGTTTTTTAACTTTCTCGTAAGTCCCCGGGCAACCGGGGACTGATTCACATGACGACACCTTGCGTAAAACTCGATGAGGCCAAGCTTTATCTTCGAGTCGACGGATCCGATGACGACAGTGTGATCTCTGCACTGATCGAAGCCGCGACGGGGCTTGCGGAGACTCGTCTGCGCCGGCCTATCGTTGGCGACGTAGAGAACGAGAACGCGGTAGCGGCTACCGTCGATGAGGTTCCGGCAGACCTTCGCATGGCGGTTTGCGTGATCATCGCCTTTTGGTATGAAAATCGTACGGCCACGGATGTCGAGCTACGCGATCGCGTGATGCGACAGATGGCTTTTGACCGGTACATCGATTGGAGTACGGAAGATGCTGACTGATCCGGGAGTTCTGAACCGAAGAGCCACCATCCTATCTTGGACGTCCGTTCAGGACGGGGTCACGCTCAAGGAGGTCTACGAGCCGATTGCTACGGTTTGGGCAAAGCTCGAGCCGGTTGGAGCGCTGACCTACTGGTTCGGGCAGCAGCAGCTCGAGACCGGAGTGACGCATCGAATTACGATTCGTCGCACCAGCGCGATCAGGCCTGAGACGCTAACCGGTCGAGTGTGCATCGAGATCGAAGGCGTTCGCTATCAGATCCTGAGAACTTCAGATTTGGAAGGCGCAAAACGCTTTACGGTCATAGACGTGTGTCGCGTCGAGGAGGTCGAGTGAAGATCGAAACCAAAGAGGTTCGCTTCTCACTTGAGGAGCTCCAGATCAAACGCGCGGATATCGACAAGAAGGTCTTTCGCCCATATCTTCGCCAAATCGCAAACGGCATTAGAAAGAGCGCCAGGAAGAAAGCATGCCAGAAAAAAGTCTCAGCTCGAGGCGAATACCCAGGCAAGCGATCAGGCGCACTGGCAAAGGCGATCAGAGTTCGATACTTCAAGTCTGGTTATGGCTTCAAGGTTTTGCAGGAAGTTCCCAACACGGGCGGTCGCATTAAGAATGACCGTTGGCAGTTCTACCCAGCTTTCTTGCGCTTTGGTGTGAAGCGTCGGAAAAAGGGGCAGGAACTCGATTCCTGGAGAATCGAAAAGCGCAGGGACTACATCAATGACGCCGCGCTCGAGCATGAGCAAGGTGCGATGGATGTGGTGATGCAAGGTCTTGACGCTGCGCTCAAAGGAATGTTTTCGAAATGAAGATTTCTCCCATCATTGCTCAGATACAAGCCGAGTGCCCGAGCTTTACTCAGGTAGCCGGAGCTCTGACAGACGATCTCGAGATGGCTATCTCTCAGGCCAAACTTCCCGCGGCATACGTGGTTCGTTTGGACGAGGACGGCGAAATCCTCGAGGACATGGGTAATGAGTGCTATCAGGAGATCACGGAATACTTTGCGGTTCTGGTAATTCTCAACAACCAAGACCCAAGAGCACAGCAAGCGGCAGATCAGCTTGACGACATCCGAGCAGAACTCTTCAAAGCGTTGCTTCGGTGGTGTCCGGACGCGGCTCACGACAAGATCGAGTACACGGGTGGATCATTGGTGACGCTGACACGCGATAGATTGATCTACTCCTACCAGTTCAAGACCTTCACGACCGTCCAGAAGGATGACACCTGGCAGCAGGTGGCCTACGAACGGATGGGACCTTTCAAAGGCGTCGACATCGACGTCGACGAGATTGGGCCTCGAGAGCACAAGCCGGACGGCACACCGGAGGCCAGAATCAAAATCGAAACCAAGGGCGCTTGAGAGCGCCTTTTTTTATAGCCGGAGATACTCATGGCGATTTCTTTCAACACGATCCCGCAGAAGATCTACACGCCTCTCTTCTACGCGGAAGTGGACAACTCGGCCGCGAACACCACGGTCGATGACATGCAGGCGTTGATCATGGGACCGATGCTGACGACGGGCAAGGCCACCGCAGGCGAGCTGACCTATGTCTCGTCTGCTGAGCAGGCCGCCGAGCTCTTCGGCCACGGCTCGATCCTTCATCGAATGGTCGCCGCTTATCGCGATCAGGACCCTACGGGCATGCTCTACGCAATGCCTTTGGCGGATCCGGACAGCGGCGTAGCCGCGACTAAGACCGTGACAGTTACCGGTACTGCAAGTGCTGCCGGAACGATCAGCCTCTATGTGGGCTATGAACTTGTGCAGGTCGGCGTCGAGGCAAGCGAAGCGGAATCGGACATTGCCGGCCACATCGCGGCCGCGATCAATGCGGACGTCGATCTTCCGGTGACTGCTCAGGCGGCTCTTGGTGTGGTGACGGTTACTTCCAAGCACAAGGGCGTGATCGGAAACGATCTGACGGTCAACGTCAATTTGCTCGGTGCAGCCAACGGCCAGGAACTGCCTGATGGCGTAAGTGTGGCAGTCGCAGATGGTACGGCTGGAACCGGAGTACCGGACATCGAAGCCGCCTTTGCAGCTCTGAAGGAAGAACCCTTCGAGTTCATCGCTTTGCCGTATTCCGACAAGACCAGTCTGGACGCTACTAAGGCCGCCATGACCGAGCGCTGGGCGTACAACGTGCAGCTCTACGGCCATGTCTACAGCGCCACGCGTGGCGCAGTTGATGACTTGCTTAAGATCGGCGAGGCCCAGAACGACCCGCACTTGACGGTGTTCGCAGTCTCTGAAACGGATCCGAACTTCGGCTTTGATCGTCTAGGCGCGGCGGTTGGCCAAATCGCAGTTTCCGTGAAGGCAGACCCTGCCCGCCCATTCCAGACGCTTGTGCTGAACGGCATCTCTGCTCCGAGAGTGGCAGATCGCTTCTCACGCACGGAACGAGAAAACCTTCTCGCTTCCGGCATGGCCACTTTCTGCGATACGACGAGCAACACACAGATCGAACGCGCTGTGACGACCTACATCCAGAACGCTTACGGTGCGACGGACAACTCCTATCAGGATGCGGAAACCCTGCACACGCTGGGCTACATCATCCGCTATCTGCGCACTCAGATCACCTCGAAGTACGGCCGCCACAAGCTTGCTGACGATGGCACGACTTTCGGTGAAGGTCAGGCGATCGTGACGCCGTCGATCATCAAGTCCGAGCTGATCGCGGCCTACACGGATTTGATGGAAGCGGGCTTGGTCGAAAACATCGACGCGTTCAAGCAGTACATCGTCGTGGAGCGCAATGCCACGGATCCGAACCGTTTGGATGTTCTGTTCCCGCCCGATCTTGTGAACCAGTTGCGCATCTTTGCGATGCTGGTCCAGTTCCGTCTTCAGTACTAAGGAGATTCAACCATGACTTTTCGACGTCAGTCTGGCACCGCCTATGTGACGGTCGACGGGACGACGATCCCTGCCAAGGGATCCTTCACGATCCCGCTTTCCACCAAGAACCGCACCGACATCGTTGTCGGCGACGAAGTCGTAGGCTACGACGAGCAGACAATTGCGCCGTACATGCAATGCACGGTGCAGATCACCGACGAAACGGACTTCGAGAAGATCTGCAATGCCACGGCGATGACTATTCGAACCGAGCTGGCAAACGGCCGAGTCTTCACGCTTTCGAACGCTTTCGTGCGCGGAACACCTACGGTGTCTGAGGCGGGCGAAGCATCCTTTGACTTTGCCGGTAAGTCCGGTCAGTGGAGTTAAGACATGCCTTTGACGATGAAACTCACGAAGGAAGTCGACGGCACTTCGGAGGTGACTCTTCGCGACATCGAGACGGGTGACTACATCCGTCTGGGGCCTGTGATGGCTCCGATGATCGATGCGGAAGGCCGCCGTCGGATGCTCGAAGAAACCAAGGTCCTTAGCGCGTACATCACGCGCGTGAGCGGCCTGACCGAGTCTCAGATCGGCAAGCTGTCTTTACATGACTTCATGCAGATGCGCGACTTTGTGATCACTCAGCTTGCTTTTGGAGCGGGCTCGGAAGAGTAGACGGCGAATCCGAGCTCATCACCTTCCGTCATGTCGCTCTGCGGACGGCCTACTTTTGGCGAATGTCGCCCGCAGAGCTGATGAAAACGTCCCTCCCTCTTTTGGCCGTTTTGGTCGAAGAGATGGCGGATATGAAAGAAGAGATACGGGAAAGCTATGGCAACCCATGAGACAAATCTGAAAGCGGTCTTCACGCTTGTCGACCGGATGAGTCCCGCACTCAAGCAGATGAAGCGCGAGATGCGAGTGGCAGGTCGCGAGATGCGAAGCGGCTTCGAGACTTTGGCGAAAGGTGCGGGCCTTGCGATGACCGGTCTCACCGCTCTCGCCGGCGCAGGAGCCGGCGTGTGGGCAGCAACCTTGTCGGCATCCGAGACGGCGGTCGAGCTCAAGAAGATGAGCGATCAGACGGGGGTCGCCGTCGAGCAGTTACAGGCTTGGCAGACAGTCGCCGAGTCCGCAGGCATGGACTCCCAGGAGTTCGCAGAAAGCCTGCGCGACATGAACATCGAGTTGTCTGACGCCGCCACCGGCGGCAAGGACGAGCTTGCGCAGCTCCTCAAGCGCGTTGGCATCGAGGCGCGTGATGCGTCCGGACACATCAAGACGGCCGATCAGGTCTTCTTGGACTTTGCCGATGCCGTGGCCCGGCAGAAGGATGAAGCCATCCAGCTGCGAATGGCCATCTCGGCTTTCGGCGAAGACACGGGTGCCAAGCTCTTGCCTATCTTGCGGCAGGGATCCGAAGCCTTCAAGAACGCCGAGGCGGCTATGAAGGCGGCAGGCAATGCCTTGTCGGACTCCGACATCGCACGCACGCAGACATTCCGAGCGCAGTGGTCGACCCTGACGAAGGCTTTCGACCGAGTCCGAATCTCGACGATGGGAGAGCTCGCTCCGGCTTTCGGTCTTCTGACCGAAAAGCTCCAGATGGTCTTTGAGAAGCTCCAGCCGATCATCTCGGCCAAGATGGACGAGTGGGCAAAGCGTCTGACCGCATGGCTTGAAAGCGTCGATTGGGACGCTTTTGTGAGCGGCATCGATGCGCTTCTGGCCGGAGGCGAGCGGCTTGAGAAAGAGTTCGGGATGGTCGGAACGGCCATCAACTTTGTGACCGGCAATCTCGGGACCATGTTCAAAGTGATCGTGGGAGCGAATGCGGCCTTTGGTGCTTTGAAGATCGGCTCTGCCTTGTGGAGCATCACGAAGGGCGTGGCCGGTGTGATCAAGGCCCTGGATCCGAAACTCGTTTTGGCGCAGTTGGCCAAGTGGGGCACAGGGTTTATGAAGTTCGCGCAGGTCGCCTGGGGAGCTCTGGCGTTCCTTGGCAAAGCCTTCTTGAAGACGGGCCCGATCGGATGGATTCTGACTGCCATCAGCGTAGCCAGCATGGTCTGGCAGAAGTGGGGCGACGACATCAAGGCCGTGGCGGAATCGATCTGGGAAGGGATCCAGGAGACATTCGGAGCGATGGGAGACTGGATCACTGAGAAAGTCGACGGGTTGGTGTCGACGTTTTCGGGCCTCACTGACTCCCTTGCCGGCGTCGTGCCGAAGTGGCTGATGAATCTTTTCACGGACGACTCGCCGCAAAAGACCATCACGCTTGATGTCAAAGAAGACGTGAAGCGAGCAATGGGGTCGACAGACTTCTACCGCACGTCCGGAAACTTCTCCGACCCGCGTGTGGTGCAGGTCGTGACGCAGCCCCAGTTCGGAGAGATGCGAGGGCGACTGGACGTGAACTTCGCAAACGCCCAGCCCGGAACTCGGATCTCCCGCAGCACGTCTGAAGGCATGGCGTTGAATACGTCGATCAAATACGCAGAAGGAAGCGGGCGCGGAGTGAACGCGCCGCGCTGGTAAGACATGGCTCAGAGACTTACTGCCTCTTTTCGAGGAGTCCCATTTTTTGTGGAGTCGAGCGACATCAGCGCCGGGCGCCGAACTGTGACGCATCAGTATCCGCAGCGCGACGAGCCTTTTACGGAAGACCTCGGACGCGCCGCGCGCGAGTACGAGATCTCCGCCTTTGTGCTCGGAGACGACTGCGTCGATCAGGCCTACGCCGTGCGAGACGCGATCGAGCAGCCTGGGCCCGGGACTCTGGTTCATCCCGAGTTCGGCGAGGTGCAGGTGATCGCGCGCCCGGGCGGATCGATGTCCTTCAGCCAGACGCGCCGCATTGTGCGCTTCACGCTGACCTTCGTCGAGGCAGGGCTCAACGCCTTTCCGGAAATGGGGCAAGCGACGCAGTCGCAATCCAGAGCCGCCGCAGACGGCTTGATGAGCTCGGCCTGTGATGCTTTCGCAGAGGCGATCGACCTCGATGCGGTGGAGGATTTCGTCAAGGATGCGCTCAACGGCGACCTTCTCGACAGTCTGGGAATCATCTCGAACTCTGAGATCGCGGAGGTGCTCGGCTTTGCTGACCGCGTCAGCGACTTGGCCAACTCGGCCATCGATCTTGTGTCGACGGATCCGAGAGCTTTTGCGACTCAGCTCATGGGGGCCTGCGGTCTTTCAGGGCTGGCGACTACGGTCGCAGGATGGCAGCGAGTCGGAACGTCTTTGTGCTCGCTTGTCGATGACCTCCATGGTGCGGATGACGAGCCGATCTACAGCCAAGTGAAGCCGCACTCGGCCGAGGTGATCGAGACAAACCGTGAGGCAGTCTACGCCTTGGCGCGTAGCGCGATCTTGGTGCAGGCTGTCGGCGTCTCGACTCTGATCGGAACTGACATCGACAGTACGGTATCGACGTCGTCGATCCTTCCGGACGATGATGAGGCAGCGATAGCCGAGATCGATTACGAAGACGACAGCTCGAGCTCTGAGCCGACAGTTTCTTACGACGAGATGCAAGCCTCGCAGGCTCGAATCGTCGGGACGCTCGATGAGGAGATGCTGGACACCACAAGCGACAGCGTTTTCACGGCGCTTCGCAATGCGGCTACTGCAGTGTCGCGAGATCTGTCAGATCGATCTCGCACGGCGGCGCGTCTGTCTGAGTACGACGCCGGCGCAGTGCTGCCGGCATGTGTGACGGCAATGGAGCTTTATGGCGATGCCGCGCGCGCAAAGGAGATCGTGGTCAGAAACTCGGTCAAGCATCCGCTCTTTTGTCCAAACGTTTTGAAGGTTATCAATGAGTGATATGGTCATTCTTCGGACTGCCGGCAAGGAGCTGACCGGATGGACGGACGTGTCGATCACGGCCGGCATCACGATGGCGGCTCGATCCTTTACGGTCGGCATCACCTATCAGTGGCCGCAGTCCAAGGATGTCATCTCGGCCGTCAAGCTCGGAGATCCGGTGGAGGTTTGGATCGAGGACGATCCGGTTGTGTCCGGATACATCTTCGCCACACCAATGTCCTACTCGGCGGACAGCCTTCAGGTCTCGGTGTCCGGTCGCAGCCGGACGGCCGACATTGTCGACTGTTCGCCTGCGGCGTGGCTCGGTAAGAGCGTCGCGTCGACGCAGACGGGGCAATGGTCAGCGGCACGACTGGTGCCGCCTTCCGGAACCATCATTGCGCCGGCAAACCCGCAGGCCTCTCAGTGGAAGGGGCAGACGATCGAGCAGATCGCGGCGGACTTGTGCGGCCCATACGGCATCGATGTCGTGCGACAGGTGTCGACGGGGGATCCGATCTCGCAGCACGCGATCGATCCGGGCGAGACCGTTTTCGATTCGATCAATCGGCTGCTGGCGAATGGCCAACTTTTTGCCACGGACGATGCTGCGGGACGATTGGTCCTGACTTCCCCAGGCGCGAGCGGAAGTGCCGCCGGAGGCTTGGAGATGGGCGTCAACATCTTGCAAGGTTCAATTCAGCGCGATGCGACGGAGATCTTCTCGGATTACGTCGTGATCGGACAGAGATCCGGAAGCGATCAGGCTTTTGGCTCGGCTTCCAACCAGATCATGGCCAGCACTACGGATCCACAGACTGAAAGGTTCCGTCTTCTGGCACTGGATCAGAGCGGCGAGATGACGCAGGACACTTGCCGACAGATTGCGTCCTTTGAGCAGAGACGTCGACGCGCCCTGCTTCAAGGAGTTTCGTACACGGTTGTCGGATGGCGCGATGCGCTTGGAAAGCTCTGGACGCCGAACACGATGATCCACGTGCGAGACAACTTTTTCAGCATCGATGACGATCTTCTGCTTGCAGAAGTGCAGTACCAACTTTCGGATCAGGGGAGCACCGCGACCTTGAACCTTGCGCTGCTCGCAGCTTTTGAAGCGGCGCCGACTCTTTCCGAGTCTCAGACGCAGACATCGTCGTGGCTCGATGAGGTGCAATGATGAGTTTTTGCATCATCAAAAGATTGAAGTCACTGCTTGGGCGAGGGACTTTGGTGATGTCAGACGACAAGCCAAAGATGCGCACGCTCCAGTGCGAGTTTTTAAAGGGGGAAATCCGGGAAGGGCTTGAGCACTTCGAGCCATACGGTTGGACTTCAAAGGCCAAGGCCGGGGCGGAATGCCTCGGCTTTTTTTTCAATGGCGATCGCAGTCACGGCGTAGTGGCGGTGACGGCCGATCGTCGGTACCGACTCCAGGTCCAGGAAGGCGAAGTGGCCATCTTTGACGACCAAGGGCAGCGCGTCTATCTGAAGCGAGACGGCATCGATGTCGCCACGCCGAAAGACCTTACGGCAACGGTGGGCGGATCGATGTCGGCCGAGGTGACCGGAAACGCCTCGCTCAAGGCACCGCAAACCATGATCGAGTCGAATGTCTCGATCAAGGGGACGCTAAAGGTTTCCGGACAGATCTCCGGCACCGGCGGCATGACTGTCAGCGGCGGATCCGGTGCTTCGGTGACGGGTTCCCTGGCGGTAACGGGCGGCGACGTGACGGCAGATGGCATCAGCCTTAAGGGGCACACACACGACTGCCCGCATGGCGGCTCGACTGGCCCCGCGAAGTGAGGTGAACCATGCAGCAGATTCTGATCATCAACGGCGTACCCAGCGAGATGTCGCTTTATGCCGGAAATGAACTTGTGCGATCCGTGATTATCTCGCTTTTTTCCTGGGCTCGATCTCGCGACGACGATGAAATTGAAGGAGGCCGACGAAATGGCTTCTGGGGGGACACCTACGAAGATGACGCGACATCTGTGACAGGTTCAAGACTTTGGCTCCTGAGCAGACAAAAGATCACGGACGAGACTTCGCAAAAGTGCAAAGACTACGCCGAGCAGGCTTTGGCTTGGTTGGTCAAAGAAAGTGTCGCCGACAAGATCGAGGTCAAGGTTGAGCGCAACGGGCTTGATCGAGTTGATCTTCTCGTGACGATTTCACGAGATGCTGACAACATCCGTCTGCAGTTCGCAGACGTTTGGAAGGGATTGAAAAATGGCATTTGATCGTCCAACCCTGCGCGAGCTGATCACGCAGATGACTACAGACGCCGAGCGCGAAGCAGGCGCCAAACAACTCCGTCAGTCGAATTTGCGCGTGCTGCCAAAGGTTTTCGCGTACGCATGCCACGCTTTGTACGGATTTATTACTTGGATCCTGAAGCAACTCTTTGCAGACACGGCCGAAGCTCAGTACCTAGAACGGCAAGCTTCCATCCAAGGCATCTACCGACGGGCAGCGAGCAAAGCTACGGGGACACTGACGGTAAGCTACACCGAAGGTTCCACTGTGCCGGTCGGTACGATCTTCATGGCCGACGACCAGACTCGATATGAGACGACGGCGGCGCCTGAAGTCGGAAGCTACACGGTGCCGGTGCAATGCCTGGAGACAGGCACGGTTGGAAACCGTGAAGCAGGATTGACGTACACGCTCGTCAGCCCTGTGACGGGTGTAGATGCAGAAGCTATCGGTAGCGAGATGGCCGGAGGTGCCGAGGCTGAGTCTGACGAAAGTCTGCGCGAACGTCTTCTGTATCGACTCCGCAATCCACCTCGTGGGGGTACAGCCACAGATTATGTGGCGTGGGCTAAAGAAGTGCCGGGAGTTACTCGAGCCTGGTGCTTCCCCAAGGAGCAGGGGGTGGGAACAGTTGTTGTCCGATTTGCCACAGACGGACTTACAGAAACAGGTATCCCGACCGAGGGAATGGTCCAAATCGTGGCTGATTACATTGCCCAGGCAGCCCCGGTGACGGCTGCGACTACTGTGTTAGCTCCGGTTGTAAAACCGATTGCCTTTCAAATCAAAAACTTAACGCCTAATACTGAAGCAGTACGAGCGCAAATTGCAGCCGAGCTGAAAAGCCTGTTTCTGCGCGAAGCCAGTCCCGGCGGGGTAGTTCTGATAACCCATATACAGCAGGCTATTTCTTCTGCGGCCGGCGAAGAAGACTATGTGCTGGTGTACCCGACAGAAAATGTCGCGGCGGAAAACTACGAACTGCCAGTCGTGGGGGACATTGGGTATGAGTGACAGAAACTACGATGAGGCTCTAACCAATCTTTTGCCTCCGGGGCCGGCCTGGACTCGAGTGACGGGGTCTCCGGGAAGTGCAGTTCTAAGCGTCGGTGCCACCGAGTTGGCGCGCATTGATGCGATTGCGATGGGACTGGTGAAAGAGGCGGATCCAAGGACTTGTACGGATACCTTGCAGGATTGGCTGCGCGTATACGGGTTACCCAATGAGTGCCTGAAAGGTTTGGATTTGACAGACGAGCAATACCGACAGGTGTTGCTTTTGCTGGTACGGCGAAGTGGGTTGACGGAGGAGTTTTACAAGCAACTCGGCGACATTTTTGACATCGACATTGATGTGGGATCCTATGACCCATTTACGACGCGATCAAGAGTTGATGAGCGTCTCTATGGTCCGGAGTGGGGACATGCCTACGTTTTGGTGATCCGGACAAATCTACAGACAGAAAAGATTTTGTTTCGTACTACCTCACGGGCAAATGAACGTCTTGCATCGTGGGGTATTTCGTTTCTCGAGTGCATGGTGAGAAAGAACTCACCCGCGCACGCAGAGGTTGTTTTTGAATACGAGGTGAACAATGGCAACGAAGGTTGAGTCGAATCAGCTGACCGATTACTGGGAAGATGCGGCAACTCAAACTCTTCCGGATTATTCGGGACAAACAAGCACGGGTTTTGCGCAGGACGGCAACCCGGTTACGGGGCAAAAGGCGACGCTTCCTGGTGCAGCCTGGTTCAACATCATGGCTGCCGTTCGTGTGTCTGTCATTCTTGCAGCAGGAAAGACTCCGTCGAATCCGCCTGATCCGTTGCAGTTTCTCGAAGCGCTTCAATCACTCGGATGGATGACGAGCGAATCGGTCAAAACAGATGTCCTTGCAGACGAGTCTGTGACGACTGAAAAGCTCGCTGATCACGTTGTTACGATCGCAAAGATTGCCACAGCTCTTTTGGCCACGCAATATCAGGCTGAAGCGGGTACGGCCGATGATGTTCTGATGACGCCTCAACGCGTAGCGCAGGCGATTAAAGCACTCGTAAAAATAGCCTCGGAAACTGAAGCCGGCATTGTGAAGGTGACGGGAGACGACGGCATTACGATCAATGAAGCGGGTGAGATTGCTGTCGACTTTTCTCAAATGCCGACCGACAAGTTCGAAGATCTTTTGAAGTCGATCCGTGTTCCGATTTGGCTCACAAAGAACACCAACTTTTACGTAAACAGTGCGACGGGTAATGATAGGAACAACGGATTGACGCCTGAAACCGCTTTCAAAACGATTCAGGCTTGTTACAACTATATTTGTGACAACTACAACCTTTCGTCCTATAGCGTAGTTATCAATGTTGCAGATGGTACGTACACCGAAGTTTTGAATTTAGGCTCTTACACCTCTACCACAGGTACTATAACCATAACCGGATCGAACAAGGCGAACTTTATTTTGAACGCGGATTCAAAAAGATCGAATTACATTGTGAATACGACTCTAGCGTCGGGCAAAATTCTTTATATAAGAAACATTACCATTAATCTAAACGCGCAAACTATAGATACGGGAAGTGGGAATGACTTGGATATTTTCCTTATAAATTCAGGAAGTGTTGTTCTTGATGATGTTACGGTCAATTATTACGCAAGAAACGATAACACAATTGCTCAAACTATTTTTTATGTGAGTTCAGAGGGGAGCCTATCGATTAACCCCGGTAATTTCTCTATAAATATGGTTAAAGCCAGCGACGAAAGCGGTAACTCAACTTTGCGCGGCGCATACATTACCGGTCGATTAACCCTTGGCAACGCAAGCAATCAAGCACCACTTGAAAACTCGTTCACTGTCTCCGGCGACTTTACGGAATTTATTCGTGTGAATGGCGGATATGTGTATAGAAACACAACGAGGGCGGCTCAGTTTGCTACCTCAGGAACGGTGACGGGTCAACGTTACATTGTCCGAAACAATGGCGGCATCGCTACCAATGGTGGCGGCCCCGACTTTTTCCCAGGCGATAAAGCCGGTTCGCTCGATACAAGTACCTATTGCTGGTATTCGTAAGCTACGAGTATTGACCGCCATACGAAGTAGTGCCCGCGATAGATCCCGGGAAGAACTCTGCACCTCGGTTTGCCACATTACATGTGGAATTGAAGTTAACCGAGTACCGTTTCCCTGTGACCGATTTCCCCGACGGGACGGTGACTAGACAGGGTCTTCCGGGATCTGAGAAAACACTGTTTCCGAAGGAGGCAGTTGAAAGCTCCGAAGCATTTAAAAACGTTCCGTTTGGGTTATTTAGGCTACTTAAGAACGTTATGTCTGCGGTAAATAAAAGTTTACCGCTATTTAATATAAATAAATTAACTTTATATTCCTGCTCCTCGTTCGCTTTAATGTATATCCCTGACTTCAGAGATGGGTTATTAGATGCATATACTCTAAATAAACCGTAGCTCTGAACCTGAACAATATACCTTATTGAGTTATTAGCCGAATTTTCAACTTTCGTTATGTCAAAACAAATGTTATAGCCCTGAACAGTGCCAGAGGATATATACAGCAAACCGTAGTTTGTTAAGTTTGTTGACGGAATGACTGTTCTTATCGTTAGGTTTCTTAATTGATACTCGACAGATGAGCCTAATTCGACGTGGTGATTAATTACGACTTTGCTATAGTCGGCGGCATTGCCTGTGATAATAATAGGCGAAGAGCCACTATATGATTTGAGGCTTAGTGTCGAATATTCTTCGGAAGAACCATATTCTCCATCAGCGAGAACGATTGTTGCGGAATAGCCTCCGAGATTGTAGTTTTCGGTTATGTAATTAACGCACGCCTGAATCGTTTTGAAAGCGGTTTCAGGCGTCAATCCGTTGTTCCTATCATTACCCGTCGCACTGTTTACGTAAAAACAGATAGTTAATCGGGTTCTGATTATTCGAATCAAAAGGTAGTTCTATGAACGATTTTCTCTTTTACCGAATTTCGAACGGCCGAATTTGGGATATCGAAAAAGCCAAATTCACCACCGATTTCGACGAAGCCAAGACCGTAGACCTTCAGTCAAGCGGCGGCCTTGCTGACGAAGCCTATCTTCGCCGCACGCTCGAGTTCTACGGCTATCCGGTCGGCGATGAGCTTTTGACGGACGAAGACCGTGCAGAGGCCGCCCGAAAGAAGCGCGATCAGCTTCTTTCCGACACGGACTATCTGCTTATGCCTGACTACCCGCTCGAAGCCGCAGAGCTTGAAGCAGTGAAGACGTACCGCCAGGCGCTGCGGGACGTGCCCGAGCAGGCGGGGTTTCCTAGCGCAATTGAGTGGCCATCGAAACCGGAGGTTATCTTGTGAACTTAACCAATTTTGCGCACGCGGGTTTAGCGCTCGCCGTGCAAGCCGTTACAGCCCTGATTGCTTTTGCTTTCGGGGCTTCTTTTTTTACGGGCTTGACGATGGGGGCACTTCTCGCGGTTGGCTTTTATTTGGGTCGCGAGGTGACACAGGCAGAGGTTAAGGCAGGAGGAGATCCTTGGTACATCGGTTTTGAAATACGGCTATGGTCGAAAGACGCCATATATGACTTGGTTGTCCCGACAGTAGCTTGCCTGCTGGTGTGCAATGCCTGTTTCTTCTGGGAGTGAGTTATGGAGGAGGACAGCGTGCTGAAAAGAATTCTTACCCCGATCTTTTCGGGGTCTGCCAGTGGCACCGCCAAAGCAGCACCAGCTATAGGAGTATCGGCTCTGAGCATCGCAGGCGTGCCGCTTGAATCCTGGGTCACGATCCTGACTTTTGTGTACATCCTGATCATGATCATCGGCGCGCTTCCAAAGATCGTCGAGACGATCCGGTACTTCTGGGGTATGGCGCACCCGAAACAGCCTGAGACCATCGTGCGACAAGTGGCTGACAGCTCTGTGGCCGACAAGATCCGTAAGGCAAAAGGAGAGGATGATGCTTAAGCGAATTGTCGTCGGCGGTTTGTCTCTGACGGCTGCAGGCCTCATCAGCATTGCGACTTGGGAGGGCTTCAAAGAGGAAGCCTACATCCCCGTGCCGGGTGACGTGCCGACGATCGGCTTCGGATCGACTGAGGGCGTCAAGTTGGGGGATACGATCAACGTTCCGGACGCGCTCAACCGTCTTGAAAAGGACGTGCGAGTGGCCGAGGATGCAGTGCGGTCTTGCGTGACGGTGCCTCTGATGCCCTATGAGTTCGACGCCTATGTGAGCCTTGCCTACAACATCGGCAAGTCGCACTTTTGCGGGTCGACTCTAGTCCAAAAGCTGAATGCTGGAGACTACAGGGGCGCATGCGAAGAGATCAAGCGCTGGCACTTTGCGGGCGGAAAAAGCCTCAAGGGGCTGGTCGACAGACGGTCGGCTGAGTATCGACGATGCATCGGTGAGGTGCCGCGATGATTACTTGGATCAAGATCGGGGCGGTTGTCATCGCGGCAGCCGCTCTTTTTTTAGGTGGCTACCGCTTTGCGGCGGCCCTGTATCAGTCCGACATCGATGCGATGAAGGCCGACCATGCTTTGGCCTTGGCCGACAAAGAAAAGGAGGCGCGTGCAAATGAGCGCAAACAAACTGAAGCACTTTCTGCGGCGTGGGATGAGGTCGAACGGCAAAAAACTGAACTGGCTGAAAGCCGCGCCGATAGCGGCTCTCTGCGCCTTGAGCTTGAGCGGGTGCGCGTCCAGTCCGACAGTTATCGCGCCGAATTGTCCAGAGCCGGTGCAAGTTCCTGCAAGCATTTTGCAGAGCGACTCGACCGCTGTGTCGGACTACTCGAAGAGGGTGCAGGTTTATCTTCTGAAGGTGCAGAAATTTCTCAGAGAGTCGCAGGAAAGCACGACGCCTTAGCGAAGGTTCACAATACACAATAAGAATAGAGGTAGGAGAAAAACGTCCTACCCCGAATCTTTTTTTATTTGATCAGGCTTGTACAGAACGCACCCCAGGCATCGAAAACCTCTCGCATTTCTCCCAAAGCCTGCTCGCGATCATAGGCGCATTGATAGGACTCGTTGCGGTGGTCCAGACAGCTTTCCCGGATCTCTTTTGCAAAGAAGGCGTGGCCGAAGCGCTTACCGTCTTTTGCCCAGGTGTTGAAAGTCGCGCGAGCACATCCGTGCAATGTGACAATCCTTGGCTCTCCTTTCTTTGACCTCTGCTCCGGATCCACCCAACCGATGCCGTCAATGGCTCTCTGTTTGTCGTGCATCCTTTTTAACAGTCTTGGAAACGCATCAATTGTGATGGGGGATAACTTTCGCTGATAGATGCTTGGGAAAAGAAACTCTTGTCCATCAAACTGCACACGCGGCATCGTCTTAAGCAAATCAATTGCAGCTGGACTTAGCGGGGTTTTTCGATCAAAGGGTAACCGTTCTGCTTTTACTTTCATCCGATCTCTGGGGATGAGGTGAATCCATTGCCCATCTGAGTCCTGTTGAATTTCAGACCAAGTGGCTTCTCTGGCAGTCGAGTTTCGAGCCGCAGTCAAAATGGCAAAGGCAAGACATCTCGCAGCTGGACTTGAAAGCGTGTACTCCATAAGCATTTTGAAAAACAGGGGCATACGCTCAGGAGGAAGAGCCGGTTCATGCCCGCCAACCGGTCGCTGGAGTGGAAGCAGATCCCCAAGTTTCCCATTATTGACCTGTGCCGGGTTGATCATCGGAGGGATCATCTCTGACCGAATTGCCCAATCTATCGCGTTGCGAGTATCTGCCAGGATACGTTCAGGTGTGTCGATCATCGTCTGCCATTTGACGTAAAACGCGGCAGCGAACTTTTCGGCCGTAAGATCGGATACTGGACAGAGCCTTAGATCGTCTGGGATGTGATTGCGAAAGAAGCCTTTCCAAATCTCTGCTCGGGGTTTGGTTGGGTTTTTCCAACGTCCTCGCTTGTCATTGAACTCGACCCACTGGAACATAAGTTTCTCGTAGGTCAGGACTGAGTCATCAGTGGCTTGCGGGGTCTTGGACAAAGCGGCACGTTTGGCTTTCTCTTCAGCAACCGGGTCGATGCCGTCTGCCACTTTCTGACGCCAATCAGAAGCCTTGGCAAAGGCTTCAGCAAGAGACATTGCAGGGTAACGCCCCAAGTTAAGGGAACGACCAGTTGATCGGACTTTTAGAACGAAGTATTTGGCCAAACTACCGTCGGCCAATTTTCTGATTGAGACGTACAGCCCTGGGACAACTCCACAGGCTGTGTCTTTTGTGAGGGTTTTGAGCTTACGCTCTGTCAT